CCTATTGAGAAAACATGGGCTTATATCAAAAAGAACCTCAAAAAGGTATTACCAAGTTGCAATACCTTTTACGAGGCTCTTTTCTCTTGTTCTTGTTTCAATTGACTATATTAGAGGCGAGACATTTTTCGGTTCTTTGTCAACTGTAGTGGGTTGAAGAAAGCGAAGATCTAGAAAGGACAAATTTCGTCCTTTCTTTTTTGAAGTTTTCAAAGTTCCTAAAACCAAAGGCATTGTGCTTGATAAGTTTGATGAGATTATTGGTGGCTTCCAGTTTGGCGTTGGAATAAGGTAATTGAAGGGCGTTGACGATTTTCTCTTTATCTTTGAGGAAGGTTTTAAACAAAGTCTGAAACAGAGGTGGAAAAGCAAGAGCTGATAGAGATTATAGTGGTGTTTCAAGTCTTCGGAATAGCTCAAAAGTTTATCTAGAATTTCTTTATTAGTCAAGTGCATACGAAAAGTAGGGCGATAAAATCGTTTATCACTCAGTTTCTGACTATCTTGTTGAATGAGTTTCCAGTAGCGCTTGATAGCCTTGTATTCATGGGATTTCGGATGATGGCTTGTGTTCTGCTCTCAAGAACAGTTATGATATTGAGTTTATCAAAGTCCTGAGCAATAAAGCTCATCTCCATCTCCCGATTGAAACAGTCACTCCCCGGACTGTTTCAACGTCCTAGGACATAATCTCAGGAAGACGCGAAAAATCATGCTCAAAGTGAAAATTATTGATCTTGCGAATGACAGTTGAAGTTGAAATAGACAACTGATGATCAATGTCAGTCATAGAAATCTTTTCAATTAACTTTTGAGCAATCTTTTGGTTGATGATACAAGGAATTTGATGATTCTTCTTGACGATAGAAGTCTCAGCGAGCTCCATTTTTGAGCAATGATAGCACTTAAAACGGCCTTTTCTAAGAAGAATTCTAGTTTGAATTTTTTTATACTAGAAAATCAGAACCATAATACCTATATAAAAATATTATAGTTCTAATAGGATTTACCCAAAAGTTTTAAGGCGGTCTTTTTAGAACTTTAATTGTTTGAAATTTAGGTAGCAAATTTGTTTCTATTTTGTCAACTTTTCCTATTTTTATCTTGTTGAGGCTGGTATTTTAACAATTCAGGAATTGATAGTGAATGTGTAAAATTTTTTGTTAGAATAAGTTTATAAAAAAGAAAAGGAGTATTTGATTATGTTACAAAAAATTTATGAGCAGATGGCTAATTTCTATGATAGTATTGAAGAAGAGTATGGTCCTACATTTGGTGATAATTTTGACTGGGAACATGTTCATTTTAAATTTTTAATTTATTATTTAGTGAGATATGGCATTGGTTGTCATAGGGATTTTATCGTTTACCATTATCGTGTTGCTTATCGTTTGTATCTTGAAAAATTGGTAATGAATCGGGGTTTTATTTCTTGTTGAGGTAATTTTAGTAAATTTCCGAACTAATTTACTCTTTTATGTAAAGATAATAGTAAATAGCTAGTAATTTTTCTAAATCATTTTTTAATAGTTGGAAATAGCAAATCTTTCTATTGTTTCTTCTTGATAAAAAGGCGATTTTTTATTATAATAAATTGTAAGATATAATTGCAGGTGAGAGTCCTGCCATGTATGTGAGAAAGGAAGAGCCTGAGGGCTCAGACAAAATTATGACTTCAGTTGTTGTTGTAGGTACCCAATGGGGTGATGAAGGTAAAGGGAAGATTACAGACTTCCTTTCAGCGAATGCAGAAGTGATTGCACGTTACCAAGGTGGTGATAATGCTGGTCACACGATTGTGATTGACGGTAAGAAATTTAAGTTGCACTTGATTCCATCTGGGATTTTCTTCCCTGAAAAAATATCTGTCATTGGGAATGGTATGGTTGTAAATCCTAAATCTCTTGTAAAAGAGTTGAGCTATCTTCATGAGGAAGGTGTAACAACTGATAACTTGCGTATTTCTGATCGTGCGCATGTTATTTTGCCTTATCATATCGAGTTGGATCGCTTGCAAGAAGAAGCTAAGGGCGACAATAAGATTGGTACGACAATTAAGGGAATTGGTCCAGCTTATATGGACAAGGCTGCTCGTGTTGGAATTCGTATTGCAGATCTTTTAGATAAAGATATTTTCCGTGAGCGTTTAGAACGTAACCTTGCTGAAAAGAATCGTCTTTTTGAAAAATTGTATGACAGTAAAGCGATTGTTTTCGATGATATTTTTGAAGAATATTACGAATATGGTCAACAAATCAAGAAATACGTGATAGATACATCTGTTATCTTGAATGATGCGCTTGATAATGGCAAACGTGTGCTTTTTGAAGGTGCACAAGGTGTTATGCTAGATATCGACCAAGGTACTTATCCATTTGTTACGTCATCAAACCCTGTAGCTGGTGGTGTGACAATTGGTTCTGGTGTCGGTCCAAGCAAGATTGACAAGGTTGTAGGTGTATGTAAAGCTTATACGAGTCGTGTAGGAGATGGTCCTTTCCCAACTGAGTTGTTTGATGAAGTGGGAGAACGTATCCGTGAAGTGGGTCATGAGTATGGTACAACAACTGGTCGTCCACGTCGTGTAGGTTGGTTTGACTCAGTTGTGATGCGTCATAGCCGTCGTGTTTCTGGTATTACTAACCTTTCTTTGAACTCTATTGATGTTTTGAGCGGTTTGGATACTGTGAAAATCTGTGTGGCCTATGATCTTGACGGTCAACGTATTGACTACTATCCAGCTAGTCTTGAGCAATTGAAACGTTGCAAGCCTATCTATGAAGAGTTGCCAGGTTGGTCAGAAGATATTACCGGAGTTCGCAATTTGGAAGATCTTCCTGAGAATGCGCGTAACTATGTTCGTCGTGTGAGTGAATTGGTTGGCGTTCGTATTTCTACTTTCTCAGTAGGTCCTGGTCGTGAACAAACAAATATTTTAGAAAGTGTTTGGTCCTAAGAGATTTTTAAGATTTGTTTAAGATAGGTCGGGTATACTATAGACAGTTACAAGAAGACCTCCTAACTTGTTGTAACAAATATCCTAAACTTTTCTTTTTCATAATAATCTCCCTTAACTTCACCCAATCAGGTGGAGTTTTTTAGCTCTATTTCAGGCTTTTGGGGACTATTCTAAAAATAATTTTTCGATATTTTTCGGTATTTTTCGGATTTTGGTCGGGGAATTGGCGGGGACTTTTTGAGATTTTGGTGGGGATTTTTTTAGCGAATATGACTAAGAAATAGGTCTGTTGTCGCTTCAGCAAGTTCGTCCTCAACTTGGTTATAACGATCCGTCATATAAACCTTTGTATGCCCCAGCGCTTGGCTTAATTGTTCAAGCGGAACCCCTGCAATAATGCTTTGAGTCGTGAAGAAGTGGCGCATCATGTGAGGTGTTACATGCAATCCTGTTGCTTCATTCACTAGATTGAAGTTTCTATTTAACTGGTTTGGATTGATGAGACCACCTTTCTCGTTGATAGTTATATAATCCTTGTGCTGTTCCTTGATAATCCCTAACTTTCGCTTAATCTTAGAAGCTTCAGCTATCAGATAATAGATAAGGTCTGTTCCGATATCATCAAGGCAGACATATCGCTCTGAATCCTTCGTTTTAAGCCCTCCTTTCCCTTTTAAGGTCTGGTTGCTTCGACTGTCTCTAAGATGCAGTATAGCCCGTCCGCTGTCGTTCTGAGTGATGTCCATTGGACGCAATCCAAAGACTTCTCCTCTTCTCAATCCAAAAATTGTCAGATAGGTCAGAGCGTAGAATTGTTTTGGCATAATCTCTTCTGCCTTTGCTATCCAAGTCTTGAACTCTTTGAGAGTCACTTTCTTGTTTGCAGCAGGGATATCACTCTGGCCGATGAAAACACCTTTCAAGCGATTTGAGAGCAGATTTCCATTTTTGACGGCATCATTCAGCAATGCCATGAAGCTGGAATTGAGGGTTTGAACAGTGTATCTGGTATGGTTCTGCAACTTTTCAGCGATAAATAGTTCATACTCATTTCTATCCAAATTTTTAAGCAGGATAGAACCAAACTTTGCCTTGATATGGTTCTTATAGAGATTGTCATTGAGGTAGTAGGAAGTGTCATTCCAGCGCCCTGTTGACAATCTCTTTTCAGAATAGATATCCCAATACTGATCAAGCGTTAGATTCGTATTGATACCTAATTCTTGTTCTTGAATTTGTTGCTCAAGCTCTACCAAGGCTGCGCGAGCTTGAGGGAGAGTTGTGAAACCACTTTTACTTTTTTCTCTTTTTTTACCTCGGAAGAAAAAAGAACGTCTGACATAGTAACGCTTGCCTTTAGCAGTCTCATAGTAATAGATATTTGGGTATTTTGTTTTATTATATTTCATTGTATTCTCCTTGTTTATCAGCTTCTGGACAAGGTCTAAACATTGAGAATATTGACATCACCCCTTTCATGGTGTAAAATAGAGTATAGAAAAGAGGCCTTTTTAATGGCTGATTTTTTATAAGGGTGGGCTTCACAATCAAACTTTGGCGAGGGAGATTGTGGAGCTTTTTTGTTAATTACTCCTCAAGCAATCTTATAAAATCATTTTCTGTCATGATTTCAATATCTTGACCTTTTTCTAACAAGGTTTGTGCTTTTTTCATTTTACTACTTAACCCATCTGTACCGACTACTCTCCAATCTTGTTCTCCTACAACTAAGATATTAGTGTGTTTAGTCACTCCTTTTTCAGGAATACCACCAACTAATGCAGTAGCTTTGTTAGCTTCTTTTCTAGTCATTCGCTCGAGTTTTCCAGTAAAGCAAAAGTACAAACCGTAAAAGTAATGGTCTGGGTTCATTGCTGCCTTTTCTTCTTCTGTTGGCTGATAGATAAGATTTTCTTTGTACTGATAACTTTTTTTCCTTTTAAATCCATACTGACCAAGTAAGCCAGTTTTATTGTAGCTATATTCTTTTAAAAAAGCGTTGAGGTCGGAAAATGAATTAGTAGATAATAAGTATTCTAAAATCAATCCGCTTGCTCGTGCATCTGATAAAGCGTTGTGGTGGTCTAGCTCAATATTCAAATTTTTAGCTAGTCTTTTTAGTTTGTAATTCAATTGTCCAGGGAGAGCGACCTTGGCTAATCGATACGAACAAATATATTCTATATTATCAAAATCCAGCTCGTATTTTTGGTATACATCTTTAAGAGCACCCATATCAAACTGTGCAAAGTGGGCTACAACTATATCAGAACCAATAAAATCAACAATCGCCTTTCTCACCTCTGGGAATGTAGGTGAATCAAGAACATCTTCAGGTGTAATGCCATGGATGAAAATATTGAAATCATCAAACTCTTCTTCTGGATTGATTAAAGTGTAAAAAGCATCAACAATATTTCCATCTTTAAATTTTACTAATCCGATAGAACAAACACTACCGCGAAAGTCATTCGCAGTTTCAACATCTAAAGCAACATACGAGTAAGACATATGAGTCTCCTTTCACTCCATCAATGCAAAGTATTCCTCTTTTACCATGACTTCATTCGTCATGGTTTTTAGATTGTAGTAGGACATGAATTTGAGGTAATCAAACTCTGTGGGGTCGTCTAAGCTTTCTATCGCGTCTTTTACGAGATGATGGATCATATTCCTATCAGCTTCGTTTTCACAGCGTAGGCGAGCGTTCTGGTACTCTGAGCGTGTGTGGTCTTTGTGTCCAAGTTCATGCAGTAGTACTTTAACTCTCTCTTTCTTGCTGAGTTTGTTAGACAAGAAAGCTGTATTGGTTTCTTTTTCGTAAAATCCAAGTTCATCAGGCATCAAATCTCCATCAAAATCGATAATACGAATCTGAAAATGACTTATAATTTCTTTTTCAGTCACTAAGCAGTACCTCTAATCACCAGCTTCTTTGAGATAACCTTCAATGATAGACTGGATGATTTTCTTCTTTTCATCTGTTAATTCTCGACCGCCAAACATCATGACATTAGATGCCATTTCTTCAACGTTTAGAGTCTTACCTTCCCATTTGTAGTCATGACTACCAGCGATTGTTGGGTTATCCGTGCGACCAAGTAAATAATCTGTGGACACGTTGAAGTAGTCAGCAATCATTGAAACTCGTTCAACATTTGGTGTGGATTTCTTCATGTTATAAATTGTATTTCTGCTAAAACCTAGTTTTTCTTCAAGTTTATTTAATGAAATACCTTGTTTGTCAGCCAATTCTTTTATTTTTTCAAATGTGAAAAACATTGATACATCAACCTTTCTAAGGCATGACAAAAAATATTTAATAAATTTACTACAAAACTGTTGACAAAGTTTAATAAATTTACTACAATAGTTTTTGTAAGCTAAAGAGTTAGCGAACAAGACAACTAAAAAATAAAGCCTAATGAAACTGATTGGCGTCCGTTTTCTAGGTATAACCTTACTTTTTAGTAGGTCTTTTCTCTATGTTTTGATTTTAATAAATTTATTTATCAATGTCAAGAAATTCGCTAACTTTTTAGATAATTTTTTAAAAGGAGGTGAGGAAATGAGACCAAGACGATATCCGTATAGTGGGAAAAAAGAGTCTACCCTCGTAAAGGCAGACCCTGAATTAGTAGAAAAAATTCTAAGAAACACTAGTTTTCTTGAGCGTTTACAAGTTCTGTTAGCAACGAAACCGTAGTTTCTGTACTGAGTTTATGAGCGACAAGGACGCTATTAAGAATAGCCTTTCTAATTTCCATGTCGATTGGGTATTCTTTAAATACCTCATCTAACATATCTTGGATAACTGGAATAGCATCGTTGATAATTTCTTGAGAAACTTGTAAAACATCTTCTTTAGTGAGTTTTGACATATAAAATTTCCTCCTTTCTATTGGAATTTTGACTAAAACGGTGAGAGGTCCTAGTCAAGATTATTATAGCAATTTAGGAAGATATTACCTCAGTCTTGAGACTGATATAGGAGGTTGAATGGAAGATAAAATTATCGAACTTGCTGACTACTTCATCAGCGAATCTACAACGTACAGAGAAGCTAAAATAGCGTGTGAGAAGCTATTTAAACAAGCCAGCCATGAGATAGAACTCAGAGCGCTGGAAAGTGAAACGAAGAAATAGAAAGGAGAAAGATGAGTAAAGAACTAAAGATAATCAAGGCTAAAATCAAAACTCGTTTGATTGAGTTGGATATGACTCAAGCTGAATTGGCAAAACAAGTATCTGTAGCATCATCAGTTATTTCAGAGTTGCTGAAGTATGGCAAAGGTAGTGAGTCTGTTAAGGAAAAAGTTGCAGATGTTTTGGGTATTGAAAACCCTTGGAGAAATCACTGAGAGGTCCATACATGCAAGCGAAAATAATACTGAATTGGCAGAAGAAAAATCACCAACTTAGTCAGATGATGATCGATAGTCTTGAGGGACTAGATGTTTGGGAAACTATTTTAACACTAGGAAAAGTAAGAAGAGGAATATTATGAACGAAATTTTTAATTTTCACGGGCAGGAAGTCCGTACTTTGACAATTGATGACGAGCCTTGGTTCGTTGGGAAAGATGTTGCAGACATCCTAGGATATAGCAAGGCTAGAAATGCGATTGCTCTTCATGTTGATGAAGATGACGCCCTAAAACAGGGCCTCACAGATAATTTAGGAAGGGTCCAAGAAACTATTATCATCAACGAATCTGGTCTCTACTCTCTTATCTTATCCAGCAAGTTGCCTCAGGCTAAAGAGTTTAAGCGCTGGGTGACATCAGAGGTTTTGCCAGCTATTCGCAAGCAGGGCGGTTTCATTCGCGAGGACTTGGACGAGGATGCCTTTATCGCTCTATTCACTGGTCAAAAGAAATTGCGTGAGCAACAGGTTACCATGCTTGAAGATATTGACTACCTCAAGAGTGAGCAACCGATTCATCCTAGCTATGCTCAATCATTACTGAAGAAGCGTAAGGCTCGGGTCGTGGCTTGCTTAGGTGGCATTGATAGTCCGGCTTATGCGGATAAGACTTTCGCTCAGTCAGTCTTTAGACAAGCTGAGATTGACTTTAAAGACCACTTCAACATTAATCGCTATGACTTGCTACCGAAAAAATTCGCAGATGCAGCCTTGGCCTATTGGATGACTTGGGAGCCAAGCACCAATACCAAGATGAAAATCATGGAATTGAACTCATTTGACGAAGGGTAGGAGGGGAAGAAGATGGACAATGTTCTACTTTCACTGTCTGAATGGATTAAATCCATTATCAAGGACACAATCACAAGGCTAGTCGAAATAGAAAAAGATAGTGACCACTATCCAGAGCTGATGGATGTGAACACTACCTGTGATTTTCTAGGAATTAAGTATGCCACATTTTCAGATAATTATCGTTACTTAAAGGGATTTCCAAAGGAATTACCTGGTAAGAAATGGTCAAAAAGAGCCATCAAAGAATGGCTCTCTAATCAAATATAATAACTTTACTAAAAGGCTTCTGGACAAGGTCTTAGCAAAATTATTTGACTATATTATAGCACAAAAAGAGGATAAGGAGATAAAAATGTTTGAACCACCGATTTTAGACCAGCTGATGGGGGTTGGAGCCTTGCTGCTTGGATTTGCAGGGGCTTGCCGTCATATCAAATTGCAGGAACAACGCAAGGAAGAAGAAAGACGAGAAGAGCAAGAATTTGCGTATATGATTATCCAAGTGCGTAATCATGCATATGAACGTGGTAGAGAGGACAAATGGCAAGAAATTCGCAAGAATATTCGCAGAGAGTTCAAAGGATTCACATATGACAACGAACCGCCTGTAGGATTGCGCCCTGAGCTGTTAGCTTTGCCAGAACCTAAACAGTCTGGAATCAGATTTTTGTAATGAGGAGGTCAGGAAATGGAAGAATTGATTGAATCGCTGGATAACCTGATTATGATTGTTAAAGAACTGGAAGGAAGGGAATCAACTTCAAGACATTTTATTACGATATGGGAAAACGATTATAAAAATCTATTACGAGTCAAAGAATACCTAACAGACTATGAAAAACTAGCTAAGGACTATCGTGATGTGGAGCTTAAAAATAAGCTGCTAAAGATTGAAAAAATGGAGCTGGAAGGCAGGCACATCTATGAGGATATGCGTATGAAGTATCGTGCCAATCGCAGGAAGTGGGGTGCTCGGTATGTCTGAAATTAAGTGGATAAAAATCACAACCGATATTTTTGACGATGAAAAGATTTGCCTGATTGATGCCTTGCCTGATCCTGATGCCATCTTAGTGATATGGTTCAAGATTTTGACACTTGCTGGAAAACATAACAGTAATGGTTTGTTGATGATGACTGATAAGGTTCACTATACAGATGAAATGTTAGCTACTATTTTTCGTAGACCATTGAATACAGTAAGAATGGCTATTGGAGTTTTTGAACAGTTTGGGATGATTGAGATTATCGATGGTATTATTAGCTTGCCAAATTGGGAAAAACATCAAAACGTTGACGGAATGGAGAAAATCAAGGAACAGACACGTAACCGTGTAGCCAAATACCGTAAAAAACAAAAAAATCTTGCTCTTGGTAACGTTACAGGTAACGTTACAGTAACGGACGGTAACGCACTAGAAGAAGATAAAGATAAGAATAGATTAGATAAAGATAAGAATAAGAAAAGAATAACTACTACTAGTAGTGGTAGTGAAGAAAATATCTTAGAACTTTTTCAATCTGAGTTTCGTAGACTCTTATCTGGATTTGAAATTGAAGAAATCAACCATCTACTAAATGAGAATGATGTGGATTTGGTGAAAGAAGCATTGAAGACTGCTATTAACTCAGGAAAGCCGAACATCAAATATATTGGTGGGATTTTAAGAAATTGGCAGATGAACAATGTTACCACTGTTGAACAGGTTCGTCAATCGGAAAAGAAGAACAAGGATAAGAAAGAAGAACAGGAGGCCAAGGACGAATGGGGGTACTAGAACTAATTGAACAATTCGAGATTGACTATTATCCGTTAAGCTACGAGAAGAAAACTCTTTTAGCAGACCAACCAATTCATCAAGTGGTTGCCTGCTTGTCTGAAATGGCTAGCTGGCATGAATGCGGAGGTCGACTAGTATGGTAGACAATGTGTTTGAGGAAATCGCCTTATCTTATCGTAGGAATACAGAACAACAAGAAGAGTTCTGCGAAAAGCATAACATCCCTTTGATAAAGATATTGAGGACCGAGAGTGTTGTATGTCGCATGTGTGAATCTGAGCGGATTCATGAAGAAAATCAGGAAAGAGTGAATGAACTGGCTAATGCTGAGAATGAGCGAGAGAGGAAATACTATCTTGAAAAGTTCTCTCTTTATGATGAAGTTTTGAAAAATGCTACTTTGGACAATTTTGAAACACCAACCGAAAAAGAAGCGGAAAAGCTAGCTTTTGCAAAGAGGATTTGTCGTGAGTGGTCTGAGGGTGCTAGGAACAACATCGTGTTACAAGGAGAAGCTGGAACAGGTAAGAGCCATTTGGCTTTTGCTATGGTTAAGGCTCTATCTGAGTACACGAAAGAGATTGCTATCTTCATCAACGTGACGGACTTGTTGATGAAGATTAAAGCTGATTTTAGTCAGGAGGAGTTTCTGGTCAATAAAATTGCCAATGCTAAGTTCTTGGTTTTGGATGATTTGGGAATGGAAAAGGATAGCGAATGGTCGTTTACTATTCTCTACAATATCCTGAATAAGCGTTCAAATACAATCATTACCACCAATTTGACTTCTGCTGATATTCAGAAAAGATATGGCAGACCCTTTATGTCCAGACTGATGAAGGGTGTGGATAAAGACCATTTGATGGTTTTCAACGACTTGACAAACAAGCGAAAGCAATATTTTTAGAATAGGGGTGGCTGATGTTTATTTTAAAGCATGGGACAAGAGAGGATAAGCCGTTTCTAAGGTCTGCAATTATCAGTGTGACTGGCTTGGATATTTCGTGTTCCGAGGAGAAGAAAGCCATGCGGTTTATTTCTCGGGCGGCAGCCTTACAGGTTAGCAAGGCATTGAGAGGTTCCTTTGGGAACTTCTACCCTGTCGAGGTGGAGTGATGTTAGAGCTTTATTTCGTCTACAACGGGCACTGTAAGTTTTTCCTTGGGAGGTTTGACAATGTCGATGATCTCATTGAGCAGATGGAAGACCATCAGTGGGCTTTCTCAGCTATCACTCATCCAAGGTTTCAGAAGCACATTGGTCAGCGGACGACACGATTTGACTACGGTTCTAAGGATTGTTACTATTTAGCGACTTTTTCAGGAGGAGAATAATGGCTAAAAATATTTTAATGGATCTAGCATTTGAGAATCTTCACAAATGTATGGGAATTTCTGATTGGAAAGAATCTGATGAAGTAATTCTTGTTAGTTCAGCTAATAAAGAACAAATTGAGTCAGATGAAAGTTACCATTCAGCCGGAAAATGTAATTATCTTGGCAAACGAATTTGTATCTTCTGTGAACAAGTGAAGAGAAATAATTACATCACTCTACATAAATCTATGTTAGAAAAAATTATTAAGACAATGGAATCATTTACAGATGCAGAACAAATGAAGGGAGAAGAAAATGATTGAACTTTTTAAAGAATTTGGAATGGCTATTCTGTGGCTATTTCTCGGCTACTTAGTCGGGGAACGTGCAGCAAGAAAGGAGAGGTAAGAAATATGGTTGGAGTAACCTATCAGGAAATTCATCTCTTTGTTGAGTTTTTGAAAAAGCAGTATGGGCAAGGGCGTCCAGACTATATTGAAGCCCTGAACGACTTAGACGGTCTGGTGGAAGTCTCCTACAGAGAAGCTATTGAAAGATTTTTAGAAGATGAAGTACGATAAACAGGCTGAGATTGACGGACTGAAACGCACGATCGAGCAAAACGAAGAGAAGATAATCGAGTATTCGAAGCCGTGCGATGCACGCAAGAGACGGATTAGAGCGCTGGAGCGCGATTTGTTGAGGAAAAAGAATAAAGAATTGAGACGGAAATTGGAGGAGTTGGAAGATGATGGAAGAGTTAAAGCAAAAAGTTAATGAAGTATACAACTGGACGGTAGAAGACGGGAAGCCGCAACCTCCCAAGCAAGATTTACCACAAGCGGTGAAAGACCGGGCGGACTATTTTTGGGAAATGGCAGAAGATGGTATGACGTTTATGGGAGCGATGGAATGCATCTTCGCTGATGAAAAGCCTACAGACTATGATTTGGGAGCTACTAAGGATTGGTTGCCAAAATCTAAGGAGTTTGATGATTGGATTGGCTATTCGCCAGGAATGTCTCAGGTAGTTATTGCAGTTTATTTGATTTATAGAGGAAACTAAGATGAATAAGCAGGAATTGATTAAAAAATTAGAGGAACGAAGAACAATAACTGGGAATTTTCAAGGTTATGTAGTTTGGTGGAAGGATGTAAAAGAAATCTTTGAACAACTAGGCGAACCGCAACCAGTCAAAGTACCGCAGTGTGTGGCGGAATATATAGAATTTAAAAAGAAAAACAATTTTCATGTTTACGGTGCAATGAGAGTAATTGAAGATCATTATGATAAGAAAGTTCCTGATTGGTTTTACGAAAATAACATCGAAAAATTCTGTCTTGCTTGGCTTAACGGCTACGAGGTCGAAAAAGAGAAGCGGTATTTTGTTAAGATTAAAGGGAATATTAAAGAAAATATGTTGGTTTATGGAGAACTTTTGAAAAGGTATTTCTTTACAAAAAGCTTTATTTTAGACGATGTTATATATTCCCACACTCGTAAAGAACTAGAAGACGCAAACTTCGGCTGGGTATTTGATTGCCCAGGTATTGAGATTGAGGAGGTGGAAAATGAATAAAGATCTAATTGAAACACCACGCTTTAACTTTTTTATAGGGGATGAAGTTCTCTTGAAAGGGAAAATAGTCGGTTTTGATGTGGATGAGAACAAGTGCGTTGAAAATGTTGTTAGATTGGAATACGGGCAAACTCTCAATGTACCCAACAATAATATTTATATTACAGACGACATCGTTGATAAATCCAAAATTAAAGTCGTAGTACCGCAGTTTGTGGTGGATTGGTATGAAGAGAATAAGGATTCTTTTGAATTTAATGTTTGGGATTGGATTGCTTTCAGGGATGAGGCTAAAAAATCAGAAAATAGAGAGTTTAATAATTGGATTAATAATAGCAGAGAAAATCCTATTCAAACCCTCGTCAACATGCACCAGTTCGGCTACGAGGTCGAGAAAGAGAAGCGGTATACAGTAGTGATGAAAGCAACAAAACAACCGCTATATTATAATGCTATGGATAAGAAACTATTCTTCTCTATGGGCGGACTAGCTACAAAATTTACTCGCAAACAACTAGAAGAAGCAGGGGTCGGCTGGGTGTTTGATTGCCCAGGTATTGAGATTGAGGAGGTGGAGTGATGAGCCTTACGCTAAATAGCACAATTGG